TTCTTCTTTGCCGCCGCGGCGACAAGTTTGGTGCGCTGCGTTTTCAGCAGGGCGATGGTCTTGTCGATTTCGGCAATTTCGTCTGTCATAATGCTGTATTTACTCATGAATCATGGCCGGATAGTCATGTGCCAAAGACCGATCTGGCTAACGCTGTAGCCAAACCAGACGACACCGGCCCAAAAGTTGTGCTGTATGCAGAATTGATCGATGGCCACGGCGAAATAGAGCAGGCCGACCAAGGCGATGAGGATTGCGGACGTCATTCCATGACCCTCCTCCATTTGTCGCGCCACATGCTGCGCGCCATGACTCCGGCGGCATCGGCGACGGCTTCTTCGCTCAGGTGGGGGAAACAGTCGTGCAGCAACTCGTGGACGATGGTGTCCAGCTCGTTGATGCCGCTTTGCCGCGGATCAATGAACACACGGCCATCACCCATAGTGAGTCCGTCCGCCTTTTCGCGGCCGAGCTTCCTACGGATGATGGCGATGTATTTGCGGCGAGGCATCAGGCGGCTTTCTTGTAGCGAAGATTCGCGTAGTGCAGATCGAGGCGGGCTTTGAACAGCTCCCACTCGTTGTCGCTGCTGAACATCCACTCGATGCTGTGATCGTTGGCTTTCTCCTTGCCGATGCGAACGACCGCGCGGCGCTGAACACGTTGCTCCGGCCGGTTCTCGTTCCATAAGCGCTCATAGGCTGCGAGCTGCAGCTTTTGCGACAGGTAGATGCCGCTCGATGTCTTCCAGTCGAGCAACACGATGCGCCCCTCCTTGTCGATAGACGGCGCGTCAATCGTGCCGCCAAACAAGTGTTGCTCGCTAACGAGCTGCACTTCCGGCTCCAGCACCGTGAGACCCTGCTCGTTCCAGAACGACAGGAAGTTATTGAACGCGACGCCCGCCTTCTCGACGTCGGCCGGTGCGAACTCGGAGAGATCAGCCACCCAACCGTGGAAGAAGCATTCGATTAAGAAGTGCGTAATCGTCCCGATGTCGGCAGCGCGGTCGCGCACCTTCCGGTAGTCTTGGTTCTTGTTGCCAAGACCCCATGCCCAGTGGATCAGGTTGCTTTGGTCATCGCCGATCTTGGAGATGGTCGAGGCACCTACCACTTGCGCGCCGTCCTTGAGGATATACTTCTGGTGCGCTTTCAGCTTTTCCAAGCGTACAAGTTTGCGACCGTCTGCAGCGAAGCGCTCCGGCGCAGGCTCGGCGGGCTTGGCCGAAGGGGAGCGGCGTTTTGCCGCCCCCCTTTTTGCAGTGGTTGCCATGGCTACCACTCGACTTCTTCGCCGTTGGTTCCGGTTTTGACCGATGCGCGGGGCGCCTCAGTAACCTCGAAGCCGTAAGCCTCGGCCGTTCCGCCACTGCTCCATGTGACCAAGTCCAAAATCTGGACCGCCTTGGGCTGCAGCGTGATTCCGGCGCCGAGCGACGCGGTGTACCAAAAGTATGGAACCACAGCGACCTTGAGCTTGCTGCCGCCGCCGATGTTTTCGTTGGTAATCTGGCCGGACGCATCAAACAGCTTCGGTTGGCGCGTGTAGGTCTCGCCGTCCTTGCCCTTGCCGGTTGCTTTGACCTTCAGTTTGAGCTGCACCATGCCGTCGTTCTCCGTCCAAGGCGCTGCGTGCTGCTTTAGTTTCGCCTTTTTGGGCAACCCCTCCATGACGAGCTTGTTGTTAATCTCGGCAAGTTTGGCCGAAAGGAATTCAGTGAACATGGCCTCGATCTGTTTGAGAAACGGCTCCGCGTCTTCGGCGGACATTTCGAGGTCTACTTTGTATTGGCCCTCCTCGGAGAACTTAGTGTCCGGCGAGTTGAGTCTGGGATAGCGAGCGATGCCCGCAGGTGTGGTCAGGGTTTTATTCATTTTGTGTATGTGGGTTTGGTGTTTTTGGTTGGATGGGAAAGTCGCTGTGGCGCATGAGTTCGCAGAAGTCCTCGAATGTGAGAGTGACCAGCATGCGGCAGTGATCCTTGCGATGGATCACGGCACAGTTTTTGCGCTCGGCGTCGCGGTAGGCTTGAGCGATAGCCGCATCGAGATCGAAGCGTGCGCGGCCGTGGCGCTTGCACTCGAAGTGCCAAGTCGGCAGGCAGGGCACAACAACGTCAGGTGCGGAGATCCCCCAAGATCCCTGCGAGACCTGTGCGCCCCGCCGTGCCGGAAAACCTTCGGCGGTCAGAGCCTTGGCAACCTCGCGCTCGAACGAGGCGCCCTTCTGGCGGGAGTTGATCATTCGTTGATGGCCTCCCAGAGCTGTTTGTCCGGTGCGTAGACGCTGTTGCCCTCGTCAGTCAGGCGTGGCGCGGAGACGATGTTGCTGACCGGAGCCTTCGCATCAAATCGCGTCAGGCTCGGACGCCACGTCATATTCAAGGTGCCGGTGCGTCCGGCCCTGTGCTTGGCGATGATTAACTCCGCGTCCTGTGGCTCCGGCTCTTCGTCTTGCACCGCGTAGTAGGCTGGCCGGTGAACGAGAGCGACCAAATCGGCGTCCTGTTCAATGCTGCCGCTCTCGCGCAGGTCGGAGAGCTTCGGCCGGTTGTCAGGACGGTTCTCTGCCTGCCTGTTTAACTGCGCGGCGGCGACCACTGGAATGCCCAGTTCCATCGCCATCGCTTTTAGTCCGCGCGAAACAAAGCCGACCTCATTCTCACGGCTCTTGGCGGCGCCGTGGCTTACCAATTGAAGGTAATCGACAAAGATGATCTTCACGCCCCAGCGCCTCACGGCCAACCTTGCACGTCCGCGGATGTCCAACAAAGACATGCCACAGCGGTCATCTATGTACAGCGGCTCGCCGGAAAAATCCAAAGCGGCGGAACCGATGCGGCGCTTTCCGGCGTGATCAACGAATCCATTGCGGACCAGCTCGGTGTTGGTGTTGGCGCGCGACAACACTACGCGAGCGGCCAATTCGTTTGCTGGCATCTCCAGCGAGAAGTAGAGCACCGACACCTTGCGACGCATCAGGTTGTCCGCGATGTTCATCATCAGCGCGCTCTTACCCATGGCCGGACGTCCGGCAATGACGCTCAGGGTTCCGCCGCGCAGACCGCCGGTTACCTGATCCAGATCGGCAAAGCCGGTGCGCAGACCGAGGGTCTGCTTGTTGTCCATCAGCGCCTCCAGCTCTTCGAGGAGCGAGGGCACGATGTCGGCCGCGCTGCGCATCGAGTCGGTCGGGGCGCCGAGACTTAGCGACAGGACACTCTCTCCGGCGGACTGCAGCACTTCGTCGGCGTTCGCGGCCATGTCGTTAGCCGCTGCCTGCATGGAGACTGCCGCGGAGATAATCGAGCGACGGCCGTGCAGATCGCGCAGGGTTTGCGTATGGTATTCGAGCGCGGCCAGACCACCGCACGCTTGCATGAGAAACTCGGTGATGGCTCCGGCGCCGCCGACAAAGGTCAGCTTCTTCTGCGCGTCGAGCCTCTGCGTGACGGCAATGATGTTGGGCACGCCGCCGTCTGCGCGGATCTCATTGATCGCATCGAAAATCGCGCGGTGGGCAGGAGTGTAGAAAAGATCGCCATGCAATCCGGCAACCTCATCAGCGAGCTTCGGCTCGGCCATGAGTGTGCCGAGCACTGCCTTCTCGGTGTTTGGGCTTTGTGGGGTGGTGGTGGTTTTCATACAAAGTTGTCGTCGTCGTCATCACTCGCTGCCAGCACGGCGAGAACCAGCAGGGCGAGGAAAGCTAGGTAGATGAAAGTCTGCACCGGACTCATTGCGCTCCCTCCGTCGTTGGCGCATTTCGTAGCGACGCTTGAGCCAGCGGTCGCACGCTTCGTCCACCGCTATGACATCGTCTGCAATGTGTGGCCATACGCTGCGCAGTGTTTGTTTAAGTTCGGGTCTCATGGGCTGCCGTTTCTACGTCGTTCGGCGTGGTGGCAGCCGGTGGGTCTTGATGCGTGCAAGTGTGGACAAATGCGGACATAGGGGCAACAACTTTTAGGCGTTTTCTGCAAAAAAGTTCATCCCAGTTTTCGCGGTATTTTTGGCCGTCTACCGGCCGCGGCGCGTCGCCCTTTCCGGCGCTCACAGCGGCTCCTCCACGGCGAGCAGCGCTTCGTGTTTCTCGTCGCTCACGTCGGGAGAGAGCGCCGCGCACCGCTTCAAGACGAGCTTGAGCCGATTGACGCGCTTAATCAGCTCACGCTTCTCCGCTTCGAGGTTAGCCATTTCGGCCGAGTTGCGCTTGTCCTCGGCGCGGTAGAACTCCAGCTCCGCGGAGGAGCCGAAGTTCGCGCCGAAGCCGACCTCGCCGACCACTAGGTCAGGGTTCATTTCTTGGCCCTCCCTTGCTCTTCGGCGAGCCGCTCGATGACCGCGTTGAGCAGCAGGTAGAGCGCGTCGAGCGTGGCCTTGGCGTCGTCCACTGACGCGGTGATCGTTTCCATGTTGATGGTGTACTCAGCCAACTTGGGCTGAACCGACTTGGTTTTAGCTGTGCGCTTTTTCATGTGTGTGGGAAATGATGAAGAGGGGGGTAGGACAAATGCTGTCCGAGGGGTTAATATGAAATTGATATTTTAGTGGGGGGGGGGGGGGAA